AGTAAGCATGTCAGAACCAACCGCCGAACAATTGACGAAAATTTACGTCAAGATACGCGACAAGCGCAGAGAACTTGCAAAGCAAGACGAGGAGTTGAAAGCACAACTGGACACAGTGAGCGGACATCTGCTTGAGATTTGCAAAACGCAAGGCGCATCTACTATCCGTACTGAATTCGGTACGGTGTCACGAAGGGTTTCCAAGAACTACTGGACTAGCGACTGGGATTCCTTTTTCAAATTCATCAAAGAACACGATGCTTTTTCGCTGATGTTTCATCGCATCAATAGCGTAAACATGTCGCAATTCCTTGAAGAAAACCCCGATCTTCTTCCGCCGGGGCTAAACGCGGAAACAAACCAAACCATCGTAATTGTTAAAAAGTAGGAGTAACTATGAGTAATGAACTCGCAATGTTGGACTTAGGTCTACCGGCATACCTTAAAGAACTGGAACTAGATGACGCAACCAAAGCCCTGATGGGTGGTAGCGGTAGTGGTGGTATGAAACGTATCTCCATCAAGGGCGGCGTATGGCGCATGATGGTCAACGGAAAAGAAGTTGCCAAGAATGAAGATCGTGCTATGAACGTGGTCATCGTTGCCGCTGCTCCTAAAGTGTCGCGCACCTTTTATCTCAAGCAGTATTCCGAAGGTGGTGAGCCCCTTGCACCTGACTGCTGGTCTGCTGATGGTGATTTGCCTGACGCTAAAGCAAGCATGCCGCAATCTAAACGCTGCGTGGACTGCGATAAAAACTTAGCTGGTTCGGGCCAAGGCAATAGCCGCGCATGCCGCTTCAGCCAACGCATCGCTGTTGTGCTGGGTAATGATTTGCGTGGGGATGTGTTCCAACTTACGCTTCCCGCTGGTTCTATCTTTGGTGCAGGAGAGCCGGGCAAGTGGCCTCTGCAAACGTATGCAAAGATGATTGGTGCAAAAGGTGTTCCGGTTACTGCTGTGGTTACTGAAATGCGTTTTGATACCGATAGCGCTACGCCTAAGCTGACGTTTAAACCTATCAAGGTGCTTGACCCCGCTGACCATAAGATTGTTATTGAGCAAGGTAAGTCTGAGTCCGCTATCAAGGCTATCACTATGACCGTGGCAGAAGCGGACGGAGCCAAGGTACAACCCGAAACTAAGCCAAGTGCCCCCGCTGCTGAGCCGAAAGCTGAAACGATTCCCGAAACGGTTCCTGAGCCAACCAAGCGCAGCGCGAAGAAAGAAGAAGAGCCGGAAGCCAAAAAGGATTTGTCCAAAATCCTTGACGAGTGGGATGATTAATCATGTCCAAGGGTTACTCACTACTTACATCACGAGAGATCAAGGAAGCCAATCAATCTCTACTTGGTGTGCAGCTTGGAGTAATCTGCGTTAACAAGAATATACCTGTCAAAGACGTTGCTGAGTTTTTTGAAGTAAGTCGAGTAGCGGTGTATTCTTGGTTCCGAGGCAAGACAGTTGTTTCGGGTAAACACGCGGACAAAATGCACAAGTTAATTGCTAAGTTAAGCTGATGGTTTAAGGGGAGCTAGGTTAGCTACCGAAAAGGGCGATTACCGTCACGCCCCTGCTCACTCCTTTTTTGATGACGCATAAGGACGGATATGACCACGAGGAATGAGTTTCTGACTCTGGTACTCCCGCCGCTGCACAAAGGTGAGCATTATTGCGCCTTTGGCATTAAGACGGTGGACGAGAAAGATGTTGTTCGGCAAAAGTTTGTTGGCAGCATAGAGGAGATAAGCGCACGAGCAGATGCGCTGGTTGCGGAAGGATTCAATGCGTTCTTTGCTATGGCTAAATTTGGCAACCCCAAAGATGGTCGTACTACGAACAACGCGCTATCCCTTAAGTCGTTTTATATTGACCTTGATTGTGGCCCGGGTAAACCCTATGTTGACATAGGCACGGGGCTTGTTGCCTTAAGAAGTTTTTGTAAGACTACTGGACTGCCACGCCCTACGATTGTGAAGTCGGGGTTAGGTGCGCACGTGTATTGGGTGCTGGATGCAGCTATCCCCCGCAAGGAGTGGAAGCCATACGCTGACCGCCTCAAGGGGTTATGCGTTGAGCATGGGTTTGATGTTGACCCTGCCGTAACTGGCGAAGCTGCGCGGGTACTGCGTGTGCCTGAGACCTACCACGTTAAAGACCCAACGAATCCGATTTTGGTTGAGGTACTGCATACAGCGCCTACGCTGACATTGAGCGCGGTTCAGCAGCTACTTGCCCCAAGCGACGACATACTTAAGGCACTAGAGAAATCTGAGTACCGCCGCCCAATGGATGCGGTCACGATGGCGCTTATGGGTAGCAGCCAGTCACGGTTTAAGACCATCCTTATCAAGTCGGTAGAGGGTACGGGATGTAAACAGATACTTGACATCTTTGAGAATCAAGCAACGGTTGACGAGCCACTGTGGAGAGCGGGACTGAGCATTGCCCAGCATTGCGTTGATCGCGATAAAGCTATCCATGTAATATCCAACAAGCACCCCGAGTACTCGGCTTACAACACAGACCGCAAGGCCAACGAGACAAAAGGCCCGTACACCTGCGAAACATTTAAAAAGTTAAATGCCAGTGGTTGCGATGGTTGTACACACAAGTTTACTTCTCCTATACAACTTGGTAGGGAGATTGCCGAGGCTACTGAAGCAGATAGCATCGTCATGGACTTGGAGCCTGAGACAAAAGAACTCAAGCAATTCGTTATCCCTGCGTACCCGTTCCCATTTTTCCGTGGTAAGAGCGGTGGCATCTACATCAGGGACAAGGACAAGGACGATAACGATAAAGAAGAAATTGTTTACCCGTATGACTTTTATGTAGTCAAGCGCATGCAAGACCCTGATTTGGGTGAGACGTTGTTACTGCGACTGCACTTGCCGCAGGACGGTGTACGGGAATGGATTATGACGTTGCCCAATGTCCTGTCTAAAGAAAAGTTTATCGGGACTGTGGCTTCGTTTGGTGTAACCGCATTGGGTAAGAAGCAGGATTCCTTAATGTTCTACATAACTAAATGGGTGGAGACCCTTCAAATGAATTCAAAAGCAGAAAAAGCACATCGCCAGTTTGGCTGGATTGAGGACGAGTCGGGCATCATTGTTGGCGATAGAGAAGTACGCGCCATTGAGACGGTATATAGCCCGCCATCCGCACCTACGCTGCCACTGGTTCCGCTGTTCCAAGTTAAAGGCGACTTTCACGTATGGAAAGAAACGATCAACGCGTATGCTAGACCGGGCATGGAGTGCAGAGCGTTTGCCTTCTTCATGGGGTTTGGCACATTGCTGATGAAGTTCACCAACTTGGACGGGTTCTTACTCAACTTGGTAAGCCGCGAGTCAGGTTCGGGCAAGACCACAATCTTGCAAGCTATCAACAGTATCTACGGCAGGCCCAAGGAATTACTGCTATCCCCTAAAGATACATACAACTCCCGCATGAGCCGTCTTGGCGTGATGCAAAGTTTTGCGGTGACGATGGATGAGATAACAAATATGTTACCTGACCAAATGTCTAATCAAGTGTACGACGTTACTTCGGGTCGTGGCAAAAACCGCATGAAGCAGCACGATAACGCAGAGCGTAGGAACGACACCAAGTTTCAGACTGGCCTTATTACTTCGTCTAATCGTTACATTACCGATGCACTGCTGTCTATAAAGGGATTCCCTGATGGGGAACTAAAACGTATTTTAGAGATCAACATAAAGCCCGATCCGTTTGACGATGCGACATGGGCACGTGAACACTTTGGTAAGTTGATGAACAATTATGGGCATGCCATTGAGCCGTTCTGTCAGGCAATAGTTTCGCAGCTACCGATGGTCAAAGAGAAGCTATCTGAAATGCAGGCACGGATTGAGCGCATTGGGGAGATTAAGAACGCCGAGCGTTATTGGGCGTTGATGGCTTCCCTTGCTATGACTGGCGGCGCGATTGCTAAGCAGCTTGGACTGCACGACATTCCAATCAAGCCGGTTTTTGACTACTCCATTGAGTTAATTAAGGAGACCCGTGTACGTAACCGCGAGTACATGTTTGACAGTGATGACTTCTTGGGCGGCTTCTTGCAACGGCATTTCAACGAAATCTTGGTTATCAACGGTACTAAGGACGGACGCACTGGACTAGATAGCGGGCCGGTTAAGGAACCACGGGGCGCGTTGACTGCGCGGTATGAGCCGGATACCAAAATGCTATACGTTGTAACCCGTAGCTATCGTGAAGATTGCGGTAAAAACTTTACCAGCTATGAGGACTCGCTGGCTCCATACCGTAAGAGCGGCGCGTTAGTCGGGCAGAAGAAGAAGCGTATGACTGCTGGCACGACTGCTAACACCCAAGCACCAGTAAATGCTCTGTGCTTTGACACGACTAAGCTGGAGTTCTTTAATGAGAACGTACTGCTAAGTGAAGATTCTGAACCTACCCCTGCTGATTGAGTGGCATAAGTTCCAACCGGGCACATCTTTCTTTGTGCCTTGTTTAGAGCGCAAGCCTGTGGAAAACTTTATTTTACAAGAAGCCAAACGGCTTGGGCTTAGCGTTGTTTGTAAACGAGTTATTGAGAACAAAGTCTTTGGTGTACGTGTCTGGCGCAATGAGGATTAATCCTCAAAGAACTTTGCCTCAACTTCAGGGCGTAGTTTCTTGTTAAACGTGACACCATTAATCATGTTCTTCTCAGCATTCTTACGTGCTGTTAAAGATTTCTGTTTGGTATCACCAGTTATACGTTCCGTTGGGTGCGCTGCATTGAAGGCCAATATATCATCGTTAACCTCTCCCAACATTTGCGTATCACCAGCAGTTAGCGCCATGTCATACAGGTTGAGCAGACGGACGCGGCGCTGTAGAACTTCCTTCTCAAAGGCTTTAGCAGCGGATGTCTTTTCGTAGGTACTGGACAAGTTTGCTGGGGAGAACCCGAAGGCTTGCATCAACGAGTTATACGCGCCAATATCTTCCTCAATGGGGTCACCCTTAAGCGTCTTAGCGCCCTCGGTCATATAGCGAAAGCCCTTCATGCCGTTACGTATAAAGCTAGGAGCCAGTGACTCGAAGGCGCGTTCTACATGCCCTTCATTCATCATCTTAATTGCTTTGTCTGCGTTAACAGCATACGAAGCAGCAGGGCCAAGCGCCTGTTGAATTGCAGTCAAAGCAAGCCCGTGATCGGCAACACTGCGTGGGTCGTCCCGATAGATTAAGTCCGTTGCAACACCTACGCGGTTAGACAATTCTATATTTGTTGCGTAGTTTAGTGGGCCTTTGTACAAGAACTCGCCAAAAGTATCGCGCATCTGTTCATTGAAATTATACGGTTCATCATCGCTTCCAAACAACGAGTGAATCATGGTAGCCAGCGTGGACATAGCACCGTAGAACGGCAAGCCCTTTGCACCACCAAATGCCATTGCCATACCGTATGTAGCGAGAAGTTGTTTACGGGCTGCATCACGTACCTGTTTACTCTCGCCCTTGTAAGCCTGATGAAAGGCGCGGGCTATTACAAACGCTTGGTTCCACACAAACGACTTGAACGTAAAAGCTACACGACCCAATGGGTGCTGCATCCACTTAGGAGCGGTAGCAGCAAGGCCGGAAGTATGCGCATCTTTTACCATATTAAGCGCTTCGCGTATTGCCTCCTGTTCACTCTTACCATGTTGTTTTGCTAAATCATAGGCGGCGATAGCCGTAGTAGCGCGGTTGAATTTCTCACTTGCGGAGAATGGTAATGCCAACCCTTCAAGTATCTTAGCCTTAACTCCTGAGTACTCCGCAGTGGTTTCTCTACGGCCTTCTAATACTTCACGGGCCATTGTGTGCTGAAGCTGAGCGTGATCCATCATGGCTTGGTACAACGCTTTGTACTTCGGATTGTTTTGCCACTGATTGACTGCAACCTTACTAGCATTGAGCATTGCAGTACTAGCGTTACCGATACCGTACTTACCACCAAGCATAGGCCAGACCATCATAGGCAATGAAGTCAAGTTAACCAGCGCAGACGATGCGTTGGCTGCAATAAACTCAAAGTAGCTTAATGATGTAGCCCCATGCACAAGGGCACTATATGTGGGGTTATGGTAGAAGTTAGATTGACTACGGATATTATCCGCCGCTGCATACACATCGTCGCGGTTGACGTTCTGCGCTTGAGCGCCAATTTCATCTAAGGCTCCATCAATCTTAGCGGAATACTGAGAGTTAGTTAGTTTTTTAGCCCATTTAATACCCACTTCTCCGTAAGCACGGATAATATCTTGCTCCATACCACGCACATTGTCGCGCTTCATGAACTGCTTAGCAATAGACTGCGCAGGAAACAAAGCTAGGTAGGATTGGTACACGCTATCAAGCTGCTGCGTACTTGCGCCTTTTGCTTGTAGGTCAGCCATGAT